CAGCCATTACCGCTAGAGATTCAAGTTGCTCACGCAACCGCGTGTATCCAACCCTGCCCGGCAGAACATCCATCAAAGGAACACCAGTTACGTCGACCATCGTGCCAGTTGACTTGCCTACAACCTTGGGCTTCGGATACAACGCTGGATCAGCAAGAACCTCAGTCGCCTCATCCAACTTAAACAATGGGTTGCTCCGCGCTCGAACAAACTCGGCGTCAAGGTGACTAGCCAGGTTGGTATCGCCAAGTACAGCATCCATAATGCCAGCCCAAGTTGGCTGGTTTTGGCCAGGAAATGCTGTCTTAATTAGCTTGATCATTTCATTGCGACGACGAGCCCATTCCTGCAACGCAACTGAAGGCATTGCCTCAATGGTTTCGTCGTTAAACGTCATCGCACGAAGCTTGACATCAAACCGCTGCCGATTGAAAATGCCTTCGTGCACAATCGTCCACAGGTGCAACAGATCATCGTCCCAACGCGCACCATTGCCAAACGCCTTTGTGGCGTATTCAGCCAAAATAGTCTTGACACTTTCCGGAGCAAGACCGCCACCGTAAGTACCATCTGCCCGCAAGGTTGGGCGGATATCGGCGTTGTAAATCAAAGAAAACGGTCCGAGGGCAGCGTCAAGAACTTCGTCATCTAGCATTTCCTGGCGACGACTGATGACAGCTTCTTGATGAGGCTGGTGACCCGGTCGAGAGTTTGCCGCCGTACTTAAATCACGTTCGCTCAAAACGTTCATCAACTGAACGACCTGATTGCCATTTGCGTCGACGATCAAACGGTACGATTCTTCGGCTGCGTCCTTTAATTCCCTGCGTTCCCAGGGCGCTAGGTTTGTCGTTCCCACCTGGTCCATAATTGCCTTCAAGTAGGTCGTCTCAAAAAACTTGGCGAACTCAATAATGTCCGGATTGACCCCACCAAGGATCATTCGGCGCATGGAATACGGATTACCAAAAGCAACTCGTTTGGCCAAATTAGTAAGGTTGGCCTTTGCGCCCTCTTGCGTAATTGGCAAAGCTGCTCGGCGAGCTGCCAGTGCAATGGGTCCACCAAACCCGTTAACTGCCCAATCATAAAAACGATTTGAGGTGTAGGCCAGTGTATCGTCAAGGAATCCCTGATACTGCTCTAGAACACGCAGCCACGGGCGCCCTGAGTCCATGCGCTCAATAGCGCGCGCCACCGGACGAAGAGGAGCGGGAACGTCATAGCGTTTGCGCAACACGTGTTCATCAAACTTCGACAATTCAACATTCTGTTGCTCGCGCATTGCATTGTTGTATGCGTCGTTAAACGCTTGCCTTTGTCCAACCTGACGGCCAGTAAACTCCTGAGCCCAGCGTCCTGTGCCATACCGGACAAACATCGAAAGCATTTCTTCTGAAACGTTACGGACAATAAACCCGACTCGCAAAAGAACTGCTGGTTTCCAATACTTATTCTGGAATGCCAAAATAGGTGCGCTCTCGGGAATGCCCAATGCGGCCCGCATGATGAAGCCTTGCTGGGTTGCTCGGCGCATTAAATGCAAATCAGGAACGGCAACCATCGTCGCCATGTCAACAATTGGTCGGACACCAAACGGAAGATTTAAAACCCCATTTGCATCAGGAGCATAACGACCGGAAGGGCCGAGGGAGTAGATCTGCCTGAACTTTTCAAGAAACTCATCGATAGAGTCATCCCCAGCTTTTGTCAAGCGAAAACCAGCAGCCGTCACAACACTGTCAATTAAGGATGTGTAAGCCGCAATACGGGTACCGCCGGTCGGAGACTGAAGCAATGCGTTCTTCCACATTGTCCGGACATACGAAGGAACGCCTGCAATTCGAAACAAATCAACCAGATCACTAATGTTGTCGGCGGCGTCAATGCCGACAAAACTCACGGCACCACGTGGAATGCGTGTCGTCAATCCTTCAATCAATGATGCGGCAGGGCGCAAAGCTTGACCTGCAATCGGCACGCGACCGATAATGCGACCTGCCCGATAGGCGTTTCCTGAGTTGGCTATTGTTTCAGTCAGGAACCGGCGGGCCTCATCGACAAACTCGGGAGCCGCCCCAGCAACGGCCTGACCAAATTCGTCGAGCGTTGCCGGTGCTGCGTCCATTGCTACACGTGCAGGCACATTGCTGGCAAACCGAGCGACAATACGAGCAGCGTTCTCGGAAAGACCCATGCCCATTAGTTCGTTTACTTGGCCAGGACTGACGTTGGCCAGCATGTCGGCAAAGGTTGGACCAAACTCCGGGTGTTTCAACATTTGCTTGACGACGCGGGACAATTGGGTTCCCTCAATGCCAACGTCATTGATGCCCCGAAAAAAATCTTGGGCACTACCCGTGGCCTGTGCCCATAGATACTGGCCACGGTTCAGGCCGCGCATCTGTCCGAGTGAAACACCAGGGACAACACCAATACCACGGATTACGGACTTGAGATTGTCGCTTCCAACAAGAAACTCAACCACATCGTCAGCCTGGTATGCCCGATTCAAACCCTCGTTGCGCAGGTGCATTCGGTTGAATACCAGCTGATCAAAAATCGGACGATATTCGCGTGCGCCACGGTTCAGTAGGGTTACATCGCGGGCCTCAACAGCTTTAGCCACTACACCAAGTTTGCGTTGGACTTCGGGCAGGGCCGCAACCTGGCGGAATCGATCAATTGAGGTTGAGCCATCAATAATATGCAGGCCGCGCTTTGCTTGAGCAGCCGCACGTGTCAAACCACCGAGCATAAGAAACGGGTCCAACAAAAATAGACTTGCAGCATCAACTGCTCCCGACATCCAACGACCAGCGCCCGACGACGGATCAAGACTAAATGCGCGGGCAAGATCACGCCCCATTGAAATCTTTGAACGTTCAAGGGTGTTGACTGCCTCCTGGAAAGCAGGCATGGTCAACAATTCCCCTAGAGTCTGGTATGCCTGGGTATATGCCGGGGTTCCTACTTTGGCATACTTTTCTGCCACTCGCTGTAGTTGCTGAATCTGAACATTCGGATTATTTGCGTCACGGACTCCAGCAACTTCTTTTGCGATGCTCAAAAGATCGCCAGGCTTTTCACTTTCGACTGCCAGTTCCTGGGCAATATTAAGAAGTTCGGGGTCTCCGAGAAGTTCCGAGGCCCGCTTTAAACCAGACTGGTTGAACAGTCGTTCGCCGTTCCACGCCTGTGTCCACGCATTTGTCCAGGTCGAAGTATTGCCGTTTTGGATAGCAGACGAAACGAACGATGCGGTTCCACCAGCGGCAACGCCAGTTAAACCGACTAAACCGACTCGCCCAGCAGTCAAACCAGCAGCGACCAAAGCTGCCGATGCCCCGCCAGTAGGCAATGCGAATGCAAGTCCAGCACCAATAGTTGCGGCCGTAGTCAATGCTGCAATGAACTGCGAAGCACCATCGAGCTGCTTGACTGTTCGGTAAACCTTAAAAGGCGCATCACCAATATCAACAAGAGTGTCAAGGAATGGTGACAACGCTGGACCAACGGCTCGGCCAATTCCACCAGTAATTGCGCTGATTGGCTTCACTGCCAGACTTAAAGCACTTTCCCAAAAACCGTCCTCGTGAACGTCACGTTTAGGTGGTTCGTAACCCATTGACCTAAGACCCTGCTGCTGAGCGCGAGTCAAAGTTCCGAAAATTGCTCGCTGTTGCGAGGGCGAATAATTCGGTAGCCGTTGAGCCAGCGAATCAGACACCTGCATGCCGTACAAAGCGCCGGCTTGACCAAACAAATCCAAAGTTGGAATCGGACTATTAGCCATCGCTGCTACAGCACCAGGATTCGATGCCATGTAGGGGTTCATCTTGACAATTGTGCGGAATCGATAGGACGTTAGGTTGTCATTCGACACCGTTGCAAGGATGTTGTCAGCTAGACGGCGATCCTGTTCGTTCAGATCGGTATCATCAGCGGCTGTCATCGACATTAAATATTCACCTTTGCGGCCAAACGCATGAAGACCGGGTCATTGGTTTGCATCGCCAAACGACGTAGCGTGTCGCCAAGTGCTGACTGATTAGTCAGTGCTTCGGGTCCACGGCCAGGACCAGTGCGCAAACCATCAGTGACTGGCAGCGCAGGGTTATCATCAGGCTCGGTCAACATCCCACCGATGCCAGCCAAAAACGACATAGCGTCCTCGGGTGTCATTCGAGGGCGCGGCTGAGGGACAGGGGCAGACTGAGGTTGGGACGTTGCTTGCTGTGGCGGTGCAGTAACTGGTTGCTCGGCAGGTACTGGCATTGACTGCTGGAGTGCTTCTTGCTGGCGAGCACGACCATATTGCTGGCCGGTAATGGCCTGCACCGGCTGTGCTGCTGTGCCAGTCGACGTCTTTCGGCTACGCGGCATTACGCACCCTGCCCCATTGACTGTAGAATCTGAGCCATCTGTGCCCGACGATCAGGAGCCATCGCTGGTCTAGCCTGTCCAGGTGGGGCCTGCATTGCCATCATCTGTTCGGGTGACGCAGCCATTCCAGGCATAGTTTCTGGAGCCGCAGCCATTCCCGGAGGCGGCTCGGGGGCTTGTGTTGCTTGACGTGCGCGGACTTCTTCGTCTGCCTTAACCACAGCATCAAAAATGTCGAGTCCGTCAGCAACATACTTCTTAATGAGTGCGGATGCCACAAGGGGCAATTCTCCGGTAAGGAGCTTTTGCAGGATCGACTGGCGAAGAGCTTCGTCAAAGTCTTCATCGTGGACCAGCCTTTCTTCTGCTTCCGGATCGTCGATGTACGGATGCATGGCACGGAATGTCCGGCCGGAAATAGCCTTAGCACCTCGTAGGGAACCCAGGATCTGTGTCTGTTGAATGACATCGGCTCCAGGCAAGTTGTACGAAACCGTGTTGTCTGTGGTTTCAATGTGTTCTTGAGGGGTGAACTCAACAATTCCCTTGTCACCAGGCCACCCTGAGTACATCGAGAACTTCTTGTCGGGCCAATATGCCTTATAGGTTTCAAGGATCACCCCGTTCAAATGCGGGAGCCACGCTTCCGAAATTTCGTGAAGTTCTTGAATTCGCGGGTCAAGAGCCATACCGGTAAGAGCATCGATACCACGACCAGTGCGCAGTGCACCATAAGTTTCTCCACCAAACTGGGGGAGTAGTCCGGTCGATGTGCGAAAGTTGCGCTCAAGCCGATCGATGATCTGGGTTGTACGAATGTCGGGCGTAGATCGAATCTGGCCGATGGACTCCACGTCTTGGAGCAGGTTGATATCGCCTTCGCGTCCATCTTTCCAAACACCTCCGATAATGCGGGGCATACCACCGGAACGACCAATGGCATACATGTCGGGCCAAATAGCTTTTTCCTGGGCAAGAATGTCCAGGGCCATGAGTCGTGCCTGAAGATCGACATTGCCGAGCATGGAGCCAATGCGGCTAGCAATGCGGCCAAGGCTGACATTGTGGGGGACAACGGCCGGCGACATGCCAATACGGTTCGGATAAACCGGCGACAACTGCTGCCAGGGGGTAATCCAGGGTCGCTCGTTGCTCATGCGGCGATCGTCCCAAACCGGGCCAATAATGCCGAATACGGTTTGATCGAGGTCGTACCACTCAACACAATCCCACAACTCACGAAGATCCTGGGCATGGATTGGTCCGCCGTTTTCCTGGCGACAACGCGGGTACACCCGACGCAAGTATTCAGCTGAATGCCGGGTTACAAATGCTACGTACTCGGGCTGCCTCAGTTCTTCGTTAGCCTGGGGTTCGACGTATGTCCCGAGCGGATCACGGACTTCGATCTTAGGAATGCCCGTTTGAAAGTCGGGGAGGACAACAAGAGAGCAAGTGTGGTAGGCGGCCAATTGCCGGTAGTAACGGCGACGCGCAAGGTTCCATTTCGAGTTGTGGTACGTGGCCGCGACGATTTTGCGGCGCTTCTCGGCGTATTCACGCGACCGCCTTCCTCTGTCTTTATTGGGATCGATGGCGGGAAAGATGTTGACGGGACGAACAGAGGCTGCGCGCATGGCCATGTTGTCCACGGCATCAGCAATCAAAGCGGGGGTCAGGGGTGGCAGGTTGGGTTCTTTGTCAATGTCGGGCATGGGCAACACCCAGTCGCCGTCATACCGATCAAGAATGTCCCTCATTCGATTGAGTGTCGGGCCCTGCTGCATCTGCAGATCCTTGACAATGTTGACAATCTCGTTAAACGACCTCACAACTCCGCTCCAATCGGGATAACAAGGCCAGCCCGTGTGCCACGCCACGGGATTCCCGACCTCTGCCACATATTATCCCCAAGGTTTTCCACAGGTTGTTTCCACCTCTGCCGCCATAGAATCCACACAAACCATAGTGCCATGACCCTGTCCTGGCGCAGTTTGTTGCCTCGCGCCCCAGGACGCCAGGCTTTGAGCTGCTTGACCAGCTCCCCCATCTCGTTGCGAGTGTAATCGTCGCCAGCCCAGGGAATCACTATTTCCTTGCGTAGGAAGCTTTCGCACATCGAGGCAACACCGACCGACTCGTCGTACTTATTCCAGCCGGTCAAGTGTTCCCGCATGGCAAAGCCGTAATGCTCTTGCATTTCCTGAAGGCGTTCGTCACGAGCTAGACCAGCCTGAAAGTTCTTGGTTTCAATGACTACATCGGTCACCCGTCCAGTCAAATTGCAGGACATAACTACCGAGTTCAATGCCTGCATGATCTGTTCGTTCCGCCTAAATCCCACGTCTTCCCGGATTCGACGGATAACTAACTGGCCTTCGGGAGAAACCTCGCAGGCAATCACACAGTTGTTCGATCCTAATGCTGGGTCAAGCCCAATGTAAACAATGGAATCCATAGGAATGTCGTGGGTTAGCGACATCAACGGATTCAGGCAACCATCGACCATTTCGTCCGTGAACGTCCTATTGGCGTTCGAGGAACCCGGTGACTGCATGTAGTTCCGGTCCCAGGCTTCCTGGCCGACCTTGCGACGCTGGCGATCAAGCATGTCCAGCGTGTACCGCTCGGGCCACAATGGTTTTTCTTCGCCCGTGTCGTAGTCGGTCATGATGGCTTTAAACCGAATGACCTTAAGAATCCCATCGAGAGCTTCGTCCTCGGAAAGACGACTGTAAATATCGTCTTCGTGGACACGAGTGCCCGCGATGGTAGTAACACCATGTTCACCAGGGCGGGTCAGCGCGTCCTGGCGGAACCAATCTTCGATCTTGTTGGTCTGGCCAGCAGTTTTAACGGACTGAATGTCGTCGATGTGAAGATGGTCGGTGCGGGTTGACACAATCGAAGAACCCACACCAAGCGCCATCATGGTGTAGTCGCGTTCGTCGTGGGTTGATTTCTTGTATACGTTGAAATAATCGGCACCCCAGGGCTGGGACACCTTGCCCTGGCCAAGGCCGACAGGTGGCCGGAATGGGCCCCATCGTTCTACGTACTTGGGATAAGGACCCTGGGGTTCCATTCGAGCTTTGACGCGGCCAATGATCTTGCGGGAAATCATCTGGTTTTCCGATGCCACTGTCTGGCGTCGGTCCGGATGAAGAGCAATCATCTCCGACACATAGTTCTCATAAGTCGTCGTTTTGCCATGCTCAGGTGGCCAAAGGGCCATGAGGATGTTGCCCGGGGGCAACTGTTCGAGTTCCTGGAGAAAGACCAACTGGAACCACGAATAGTCCATACCAAAAAATTCTTTGGCAAAGGAGGCGTGTGTGCCATTGTATTCACCTGCTTCCGAGGCTTCCTGGGCACGAATGCGATCGACCTCAGCGGCAAACTTTTTGTCTCGTTTGCGCCATTGACGATATGCCTCGTAGGTCACCCCAACGATCTTGAGGGCTTCTCGAAGGTCAACGCCAGCCTGCATGAGCTGGCAGAATTGCTGTTGCCGGGCTACTGCCCGCGCATGGTGGGCATTAGCCGCAAGGATCTTTTTGATCGGTTGCGGTTCACTCATCCACAAGTTCCGGCTCAATGGCCGGCTCGTCGGCAACAACGGCCTGGGCCACAATTGCCTGCAGCATGGCGATCTGCTGTGCCTGCTGAGCAATTGTCTGCATCAAACTCTCAACGATCTTGTCAGGGTCGATGGTTGAAGTGGTCATGGTTCCTCCTAATTCAGCCCAAGTTCTTCGCACCGGGCGCTGATTTGTTTATCATACTGGGCGGCAATCTCCGCTACATTCCGCTGGATCAAATTATTCTGCTTTCGCTGAGCTGTGTGCCCACCAATGTGCTGCTTGTACAAAAGCTTAGGAATGTGGACCATTCGGGTTTGAAGGAAAGTCCTGACGCAAAGATCGTAATCGTCGGCAATTGTCCACTTTGGATTATGGCCGTTGAGCGCCCGATAGACATCGGCTCGCCAAGCCCGCACGTGATTTGGTGCTGAAACAATGTGGCGCATCGTTGTGCCATTTACCTCGGGGGCGGACATAACCCAACAACCGTGTTCGGTCGACCAATAGTCCGAACCAAATCCAAACGCCCAGCCGAGCGGGTACCGACCAGACTGGCCGTCTGGCAGTAACTCACACCAATCTGAATAAACAAATCCAACTTGCGGGTTATCGAACGCCGCCCACACCTCGGCTAAACAATCGGGCGTCAGCTCATCATCGTGATCAAGTTCGACAATGATTGATCCTTCGGAAGCCATTGCCGCTCGACGTTTAACCTGGCCAATCGAACCTGAGTGGGTATGCGAGCGGTGCGCCGCCAACTTGAATCGTTCGTCAGAAGCGTATCCATACAGCTGACGCCAAACATCATCAGAATTGGGAGTATCGTCCCAAACAACCCATTCCCAGTCAGTATGTATTTGGGCCTTCAACGAAGACCAGGTCCGGGCCAATATGTTTGGCGGCGTTTTGTACGTTGGGGTAATTATTGAAATCAACCGAATTTTTCGCGTAGCAGGTTGTGGGTTTCGATTGCGATCCAACAGACCAGGGTGAGGCTGGCTAGTAGG